TCTGTTTTCCCCCTGCGTTAAAAGGCAAAGACCATCTAAACTATACTTAGTTTATATCGATTAATAATGTCGATATTGCGCGATTTTATCGATGACAAAAATTAAAAATATTTTTAATACATAATCATAAAAATATCATATTATTTTCATTTTCTTGACAAAAAAAATCCCTACCTCTCAGTTAAGAGAAGTAGGGATAATTACTATTTAAGATCTTTTACATTTCGCACGTGTAATAACGTGCCTTTAGGTTTTTTGCAATGACTTTTTCCACACGCTTCTCCGTTTTTATAGCTTAAGAAACAATTGCGTGCACCATCTGTGCCAATGGTTAGAGTTTGATTATATCTACCATGGCCACTGCACTTAGTAAGTTTGTCTTTTGAGTATACATTAAGGTAGCACTTTACCCCTTTTTCTGTCATATACTCTACAACAGCAATAACATTAGACGTTTTCTTTTCCTCAATTTTTTTGCCCATAATACCTTCTGCGATTGCTTTAGCACATTTATCTGCATCCCAGCGTTTTACATCGTCCTTATCATCCACAAAGCAGCACTCGATCAACATTGCTGGTGCATTAGTATATCTTAATGCATAAAGATTAGGGTTGACTTTTACTCCACGGTTACGGATACCTAAGGCCTTTGAAATATTAGCTGCAACACGCTCAGCCGCAGCTACTGGAGAGCTTGCTGATTTATCATAAATAATCACTTCAACACCTCCGGTATTGCCGTCACCTTTTTTATCATTACGTCCACAGTTTAAGTGGATGGATGCATCGACATTAACCTCATGTGCATTGCATTTTTTAACAATGTTTACGAGGTTATCATCCTCAGTCTTACCTTTGTCATCCGTGCAATCATACACTGTATGCCCTGCAACTCTAAGTAAATTGATTACTTTAGCCTTGACTTTGCGGTCCTCTGTTAGCTCGTCCAACAAGTTATGTGCCCCTGGTGTGAGTTTATTGTGTCCGCCATGTACATTGATTTTCATACTATTCCTCACTTTCCTTATTCTGTAATTGTTCTAAAGCTTCTTTTAACTTATCAGGAATAGGCAAGCCCAAATTACCAGCATTTTCTAGCAAACTAATTCCTTCATTTGCAATATAGAAATAACATACCAATGTTCTAAACATCCAGGTACCGTTATTCATCAGACGGTCAAGCATGACCGCTCCGATTAAAATTAAAATGATCATAAATTTCTTTGTTAGTCCTTTTAGACCAATTTCGCTTGATATCTTTTTATTGATATAAGCGACCAATACCCCCGTAACATAATCTAACACCATAAATCCAATCAATACGATAATAGCTATATCCCAATCACCAAATAAAAATGTGAATGCCGTAGCTATAACAGCTACGGCAGAGTTGAATACTTTATCCATATGTTTCATAACCTCACTCTTTCCTGCTTTCTTAGCATAATGAAAAGGGTGTTGACGTACACCCTTAGAAACGAGATATCAGGATCATCTCCTAAAAATTTGATTTGCCAGTCATATATGTAAAATGCATATTTAGTCCAAATCCTGCCGGTAATTTTTCCGGTGTTACAAACACCACTCTTCCGGTCGTTGATATGTCTATCTTGATGTTTTTACCGGTATAAGATATATTGGGATATGCAGTAATATCAACATTAGGGCAATATTCTGCCGGCATTGATAATGCAACTACATAACCGGCATTTGCCGGTACATCTTTTGTCAACGTACCAGAGCATTTTAAATATACTACCTGTCCATTCCGATAACCAATTGTTATTGGATAATAAGACGAGTTGGTCAATTCGATACGATTTTGATTAAACTGTCCTTTTAGCATATCCAACAACCTAGACTTAAATCTTGATAGTGATGACAAACTTACATATTTTGCCATATTGCATCACCTAAAATAAACTGTCTATTTCGCTGTTTGTGACAGCAGTAAAATTACTTGTATTATAATAATTAGATAAGTCTACATCCGTAGTACCGATCTTTTCGTACTTTTTAGCATCAGTTAGATAAATATACTCATCATAGACATTATTACCGGATCCCGAATTAGATAGCATATATATCGTACCTTTTACACCAGTGGAAGGCAGCGATGATACAACCTTAAAATCAATGCCTGTTATATCAGCCAAAGCTGCATTGATAGACGATTGAACATTAGCTGATGTTTGGTATCCCTTGCTAATGATAGCATTATTTACCTGTTCGGCAGTTTGATAGCCTTTCCCACTTATCGTCGTTTCAACATCAGATGCCGTCTGATAGCGGCTATCATTTTCAAGTAAGCTCACCTTTTTGATTATGTCCGTCTTTTTTGCATATTCTACATCGTCATTCAACTGACTAAAATTAACCGGTATTTCTTCTTTTTTTGCGAATATTGTATCTAGTTTTTGTTTGAAATAAAGCAGTGATTCTTTACTTACGAAATGTCCCATTAGTTACCTCCTAAACATCTCTTCGATTTCTGTATTTGTTACCTCTTCCATGACCTGCATAAGTCCCAAGTCCTCATCTGATTTGTTACCTGCTAAAACAACACCGTTTATACTTGGCTTATCTTGCAGCTCATCATAAGATCTAATATCATGACCAATTACCCTACCTTGCAATGTTCTTTGTATTTGTAAAGTGCCTTCTAGCTTAGCCATCAAATGTCACCTCATATCCGACAAATAACTCGCTTGGTGGTATGACCGTGCAAACATCACCGTTCGCAAGAGTTAGCTGTACATCGTAAACATATGACCGATATTCAAGGTCGGCTGTATCCTGATGATCTATGACAATTGTTCCTGATGTGATCTTCTTTTGTATGATGATATCTTTATCAAACACATTTTTCTTAACAGTGAACAGTAATTTGTCGCCATCTTTTAAAATATAAGGATTCCCATCGGCAGTAGTGATTTCTATGTCCAGTCTTATCGTATCGCCACGGATCATGTGTATATTGTTGCCATCCATACAATGCATCTTAACTTACCTCGCTTCGTGCCTTGCGAATTTCAGCAGCTTGTTTTTCAGTGATTGCTCCTAGCACTACATAACGATCCAATTGTGCATCCGTTACCCAATTACGCAAATAGTTAGCTTTAATACGATCAAACATTATACGCACCTCCTTCCAACACCATTTGCTCAATGTCCGTCATACGTTGCCCAAGCTCCATACGTTCCAACTCTGCATCGGTCGCCATTTGTCCTAACAGTTCAAGCTCTGATGGTTGTGGATCGTTGTACAAGTTTGGATAAACAGACGCAAGCTCTTTGGCTGTCATTTTCATGATCTTCCCATCTTTTACTTTATATAAGATCTGATTGATGTAAAGGTCGTCGCTTTCTTCCATCTCAACCTCTATGTAATTAGGATCAAACACTTCTTTACTATTTATGGTTAAGATAGGTTTCTCATCAACAATACCGTTCAGAAATTCACCATCTACTAACCCGCTTTTATGCTTTAAAATGTAATATTTCATATTTCCTCCTATAAGTATACTATGAGATAATGCAGTGTTACGTTGGCATTAACAGTAGCTCCTAAAAACACCCTTACAACGGTGTCTGTGGTTTGTACTTTTTCTATGGTATCGTTAGCGCCGCTAACAAATAAAGGCACAAAGAAGGTATTTGCCGCCCTGCTTAGTCCGATGTAATTTTTATTAGCAGGATTTGTGGTAATTTTTGTGTATTTAACTTTGCTGAAACTATCTAATTGACTAGCCTTAGCAAAATAAGTGTTAGGATTGTTGCCGTTAAGCAACTTGACTGTCAATGTATCAATGGATCCGTTATCTGTGTTGATGTTGCCGATATCGACATGTCCATCACGATACATCCTAATGGGAGTTGATACGTAATTTGTGCCATCATACATAGCGAAACGTATGCTCCCGTCAGCCTCACTGAAAGCGATCATTTGGATCTTGTCGTTGCGATACAAATTTTGTAAAGCTACTTGACCGTCTCCTGTACCCTTAAATAAAGCAGATCTAGTGTTCAAAACATCAACATTTGCGTTTTTTATATCACCATTGTTTGTTTCTAGCTTGCTTGGCTTTAGTGTTCCTCCAACTTCCACTGTTCCATCTCTGTGTAGTATCAACGGAGATGATACATATTGCGTACCGTTAAACATTGCGAATCTTACAGTACCATCTGATTCGGTCATCAAGATCATTACTTGAGATCCATTGCGTAATACTTTGAGCATATATAGCTGTCCGTCTCCGCTCTTATCAAGTGCAATCTGTGACATTTCATTGTTGCCATCTGGTAATTCTGCCCACGGCGTCAATGTGTTATTTAATGCTTGTGCTACATAGGTATGTCCGTTTGTGCTATATCCAAGCACAAAAACACCAAATTTAATAAAGTAGCAATTGTTTCCGGTACTGTTAGGTAAGTCATCACCGATAGTTACACCCTTAGCCTTATGGTATACCGTATAGTTTTTTGCTGTTTGTATAAATGTTGCTAATTTTATGCCGGCAGTAAGTTCTTGTCCTGGATTGCTTTCGTATTTGACACAAGATTCCAACAATTCTTTTTTAACTGTTCTTGATGTTAATTCAACCCATCCCGTTAATGCATCGTTAAAAAAACCGGCGAACCAAAACGAATTGTCGCTTGCTCTATTGCACAGCACATACGACCCCATACGTACATAAAAGCAAGTAACACCATCACTATCAGGTATACCGTTTGTCACCTTGATGTTGTTAGCTTTACGATAAAATGTATAATGCTCTGTAGTACGCGCCCATTGCTCAATATTTGTTAACTCAACAAAGTCTATACTGCCAGGAAATTTTTTTGTTACCATATCATTACTACATTCTTGTAGACCATCGGTAAGCGCTTTGATAGCATAGGCATCTGCTATATATTTACCTTGCTCTGATATAGTTGTAGAAGCGGTTATTTGCTCATGTGTTATAAATGTTTCAAATTTACTTAGTGTGCCATTGGTATATCCGGCAATCCATGTTGTTTTATCACTACTACGGTATCCCAATACCGTGGTTCGCATTTTAATATAAAAACACATTGAAGCATCACTGTTAGGTATGCCATTCAATATGTTTGTATTTATAGGTTTACGATAATTTGTAAAATCTTTAGCTGTGGTCATGAAGTTGGACAGATCCGTACCAGCTGAAAGATCCACCGTACGGTCATTAAACTTAACTAAATCGTTTTCTATTATCGTATTTAAGGTTTTATCCGCATCTGTTTTAATGTCTTCAGCAGCTATGTAAGCTTTGTTCTTTTTTGACTTATCCAACCAAAATTTTACCAAGGCATTTTGATATGATGCAAATACAGGATTATCTGTTTTTATCTGTTCAATCTGTTTTTTTAATTTTTCCCCTTCATCTGCATTATTCCTTACATATCCACAAACATTTGCATCATCCCTTGTATCTACGATCATGGACTGCGTTAATTGTGTGATGCCGTTGTCTACTTTAATATAGCAAATTTGTAGTTCATAGGTATCACCGTCACGTACTAATGGAGGCACTACAGGGTTCCCAGAGTTATCTCCTTTTTTGATAACAATAGTCATGTTTCTATCAGATTTGCTTAATCGCAAAACAACACTGTCAATCCTCTTATAAAGTCCATCGGCATTAGCCAATGTTATAGGTTTTTCTTCGGTATTAACATACATGTGTCCATCGATAAACGCATATCCTTTGCTTATGACGATTTGCATACCGGATGATGCACTGACAGACAATGAACCATCATCTCTTTCTAATACACCTGTATCAAATAATGATGCAAAATATAAACAAAAATCATCAGCATTATATAAACGGTCGCGACTCACTGAATTAAAAAACATTGATTTTTCCAATCTAATCACCTCTTCTTTATCACCTTCATCAAGGTTGGTAATTCTGTACCAATGATGAGATCAACTCTTTTGCCTGACTTTTCATAGATTTCATCGGCACCTAGTATTTGTGTATTCATCATTACATTCCAGTTGTTTTTCATGCATGTAACATAATCACCTATATCGTAATCAACAAGGTATTTGAAATTACACATATCCGCATTTTTAAATTTAAACGTTTCAATCACTGGATGTTCGTTTAAAACAGTTTCACAACTTGATTTCAGCAACTCACGATACTCTTCTTCTGTATACTCTTCATCAGTATCTTCCTTACTTTTAGATAAACCTCTTTGATCATTAAAAATCTCAATACGGTCTACTCCTTCCAGATTGCCCATAGATTCCAAGATTCTATCCTTACCTTCTCCTACACCACCGGTCAAGACAACATTCGCATGGTCCATGATGGAATAAATATAAGATTGGTCATTAACGTTTTCATACTCGTCTGAAAAAACGATATGGTCATTAACATTTTGTGCTACTGTTCTATCTATTCCAGTTCTTGTAACAACTCTAAAAATATTGTTTTCGATATCATATTTCAAAGAATAACCGATATTGCCAAGCAAGCATATATTTTCGCATTCTTCCATGACATTGGAATAGGATGCTTGCAGCAATACTTTTCTACCTTTTTCTTCTATGTCGCATATAATTCCAGGGATTATCCTTCTACTATCTATAGGATGTATACAGTGATGTTCAATCATTGCTTGTATAGCGTCACCTGCGTAACCATTCATGTATTCCGTACCCCATATGATCCTTCTGTGCAATAGCCCTTTTGACATCTTCCCTTTGACAGTAACCTCTTCTTTCCCATCGGCATCTTGTGTTAGTTCTTTATACATGATGATACCGGCTTCATCATTATGACGTATAACGATATAGTTATCTTTTTCCAGTAATGATAAATGTTTAGCATTTAATGGTACATGCAATTCAAATCCGCCACATTCTACGAATCTTCTTTTCCATTGCAGAGAAGATATTTCTTCGATTGATCCGATTGGCTTAAGGTTTTTGTCTATAATCTCTATTAGCATTTTAAACCTCCAGATAACGCTCTTTGTAATATATGGTCACATCCATATTGTTGATGTTATCATCCGCATCATATTTGATAGGATTGTCACCAGGGTAAAGTGAGAAAAAAACTGATCTGTAATCTTTCTTTGACCAAATGCTTTTTCTTTGCCCATTTATAATGCTGGTTATGCTTTTATTGCCATACTCTGTCCTAATTTCAATGATTTCGCCTTCATGCATCACCATATTTAATGCAATATATTCTCCTGTATCTACATTCATAATTTTAGGTCTCTCAACATTACCTTTTGCTAAAATTTTTATAAACATATCACATTTATGATCACCATCGTTTCTAACGTTTACTATCTTAATAGGATCTCTATAGCCAAGCTCTATACCTTCTTGCAAAAACTCACAAGGGAATATAAAAGCGTCAAACCATTTTGCGATATCATTTTTAATCTGTAATACATCAGACCAGTAAGGATCATAACATTTGAAATACAACAGGCATTTACTTGCATTTTTATGTATCTCTGAAAAATAAGGCATCTTTAATGGTGTTGCTATTATTTCTCTAATGTTTATGTCGACATACCTTAATGTAATTTCTTTTTTCGGACTACATACAGCAGTGATCTTTCTTTTAAGATCTATGAGCTCTTCATGCGTACATGCAGCAATAGTGAGTTCTATAGATATGGAGCGAGGATTTAATGTGCTTCCATCTTTTCTCGCTCCATCTTGATTGATTCCTTTTGTTTCATAATTTTCAATATCCACTGATGTTTCAAAATTTTGTAATACATAAGGTACTGTTTCACCAAGCTTTACTTCGTTTTTGCCATTAGACAATATCACTTCCATTCAACTTTACCTCCTACACCATCAAAGCCATTTCTTGCATCGCTATCTTAATGCGTTCAGCAGTTTCACTTGGACTTAAGTGCTTAGGGCTGTTTACATTCAATGTTATGCCATCTTTTGTGGAATACTTAGATTGTTCTTTTGTATATTCTTCGTTTTCTGCTTTCGTGAGTACACGTTCCCCCTTATGCAATCTGGCATTATAACCATCAAATGGTATGTAATCATAACCATTTGCTGCAAACATAGCAGAATTACCACCCTTCCCGCTATATGATGGCGAATATGAGGTCCTATGGCGATCGACATATTCTGTCGTGACGGTGCATATCTTATCCCTTGGATCCCAACGATCCCACTTGCCAAACATCTTATCCCAATAATTTACAATATTGCCTGATGTGATATCAATTTTATCAGCGAGTTCCTCGTTGGCCGACATTAACTTATTTATGCCTTCGCTTCGTATATCTTCTGCTGATTTTTTAGCAGCTTCCAACTCTTTATCTGCAGCATCCATCATAGCTTTTGCAGTTTCTTCCGCCCCTTCTACCTTACTGTCCTTCATCTTCATAGCCGTGGCAATTACCTCATCATGTTCTTCTTGAGCTGCCTTGACGCTTTTATCTCTAATTTTGTTCATTTGTTTTATTGCTTTGCTCGCCATATCGGCCGTTATACGTTCAGAACTATTGTTTAAGTTATAAAGAATAGTTTCTTGCTCAGCTTTGTTTTGTGACATAGCTTCAATAGCATGCCCCTTCATTTCGTCATAAAGTTGATCGATTTTCTTTTTTTGATCACCTGTTACCTCATTGCCATTCTTTGCAATTTCTTTATAAAGCTTAACTAATTTTTCTTTTGTTTTTTTCACTTTTTTAACTCTTTCATCACATTCTTCTTTAGTAGCTTTTATTACTTTTGCAGCCTGCCCATCAACTGATATGCCCACGGACTCAAGAGCACTTTCATATTCTTTTACAGTTGCATCTCTCTGTTTTTTGCTAGATGTTATTATACTTTCAGCCATCATATCTACTTTTTTTGCAATCTTTCCGGTATTACTATCAGTAATTTTCGTAACACCAGTAAACATGTTCAGCGTTTCCTGCTGTGCTTTATCAGACAGATCCATATAAGATTGCACTTGTTTTTTTGTTTCTTCTGAAATTTTTACTGTAGACATAGTCCATTTCCCTGTTGCTTCATCTAAAGCGGCAGTTGTCTTGGATTTGAATATATCTACTTCTGGTATGACATCTTTATTTAAAGTTTTATAGATGCCATACCCAGCAGCACCTATAGCGGCAGCACCAGCAACCCAAGGAGCTGCGGCAACAGCAATACCACCAAGGCTTGACAATAGTCCTCCTACGCCACTGGCTGCTGCAGTAACAGCGGTTCCGGTTCCTGCCGCTCCACTAGCAACGCTTGATAAAGCTGTTGTTGCTGTCCCGGCAGCGGGTGCTATCTTTGATAAAGAGCTACCAACCTTACCGATAATACCAGCGTGCGACGCAAGTGAAGCACCGAGTTTTCCCAATAATGGGACACCTTTTTTTAATAGTGAACCTGTGCCAGAAAGAATTGGCTTAAGTTTACCATAAGTACTCACTAAACTTCCGCCAATCTTTAAAACTGGCCCAGCGGCAGCGGCAAATAGTCCAAATTTAACTATACCGCTTTGCATCTCAGGGGAAAGGCTACCAAATCCTTCTACCAATTTCGATATTACTCTTGCTCCTTCTGTAATTATTGGTATTGCTTTAGCACCTAATTTGATTGCTTCATTCTTTAATTCATTCAATGCCCCTTTTAACTGTTCAGCTGGTGCTGCGTCCATCTTATCAAAGGCTTCTTGCGTTGCGCCTGCTGACTTTTTCATTGCAGATAACATCTCGTCGTACTCTTTACCGTTTCTTTTGGCCAATACAAGTGCTGCTGAACCTGCTTCAACAGACCCAAACATATCTTTCAGAGTTTTACCGTTTTTCTCTGCATCTTTATTCAAAAGTCTTAAAATAGAGGATGTGGATTTACCTTCTTTCTTTAAGTCCGCAAAACCTTTGCCTGTAAGTTCACGTAACGCCTTATCAGTAATTGAACCTGACTTGCCGAGTTCGGACAGCATTGATTTTAAATATGTTCCTGATTCGGCGGTAGCGATACCGTTTTTAGTCAATTGCGCGTAGGATGCCGATAATTCATCCATACCATAATTAACACTTGATGCAACGGGTATGACAGCGCCCATGCTTGATGCCAGTTCATCTACTGTTGTTTTACCTAAGTTTTGTGTGGTGATTAGCATATCGGATATCTTTGTGGCATCTTCAGCTTTCATCCCATAACCATTGATTGCTGTTGTCATTACGTCAACCGCTTTAGCTCCATCTGTAAATCCGCCTTTCGCAAGTTTCATGGCGTCGGTTGTAAATTTTATTGCTTTAGTTTGGTCAACACCAGCAGAAATACTTCCATATACAGCTTCAGAAAATTCCCCTACCGCTACTTTAGACTTACTGGAAGCGTCTAAAATGTCGTTTTTATATTTATCATAATCGACTACATTTTTATCCAGTAATGTAGATACCTTGGCAAATGATGATTCATAATCGACCGCCATTTTTGCGGCGGCGACACCAGCACCGGCGAGCGGAAGTGTGAGAGATTTTGTTAACTTGCCACCGACATTTGACATTTGATTGCCGACTTTGATTGTGCGCTCCATTTGTTTAGACACTTCATTTGCGCGGGATATCGCTTCTGCTTTTATTTTGCTCATATCAGACTTGAAACTGGCAATATCAACCTTGATTTCGGCCATTAAAGGAGCTAATTTTATTGCACCATTACTCATCACTTACCACCTCGATTCTTAAATTCGCGTACTGCTTTTAAATCTGCTTTCGTTTGTTGTAAGCGCCAGAAGTCTTTCATCATTTTCCGGCCTTCTTCCGAACTATTTTGACTGAATATCCATGCATCTTTGCGGAATAAAAGAAAAAGGCTGATAGGTAACTGTATGACTGTGTCGATAGACAAGCCGGTATAGTCAACTATGGCCTTTAATTCTCCGGTGCATGATTCATAAGATTTCTCCCACTCCTCGATTTGATAATATTTTGCAAACACCGCATTACAAACACGTTTATCAGTAGGGAGCGGGAGTGCTAGTTTGGGTCATTCAATGATTTACTGCATAGCTCCATCATAGAGCGATAAACCGCCACCACAAAAGATCGTGGTAAGTTTCCAATTTCTGATTCCTTGACCTTGATTTCCTCTTTGTTACGGTTAAGCATGGCTACTACCGTTTTCAATTGGCTGTCGATAAAATCATTTACATCTGTATTTTCTTCTGCTTTTAGCGCATCTATATACATGCTGTGTGTAGGTTCGTAGACATGTAATGTCATTCCTGGCAGCTTAATCTCTGCTGTGCGCTCTAGGTATTCACTGATGTCCAACATCTTATGCACCTTCCTTTGTCGATTCAGGCAAAGCAGACACTTCGTCGTCTGTCAGTTCTTCATCAATGCGAGCTAAGAATCCTTTAATATACTCGATCGCTGTGATCTGTGCGTCAACAGTCAATTCTTTGGTTGTAAATTCAATAGCGAATCCGTTACCACCCTGGCCAATCATGGTAAATCTTAACTTTTTACCATTTTCTTTCGTGTGCACAAAGCGTAGCAACACCGTCTTAATAGTTGGATTGGATCCACCAAATTCTAAAATCTTTTTTTTATTTTCTTTATCCACGCTTATTTTAGCTGTAGATAATAAAGCTAGCTTATTAAGGTCCCACGATAAGATTCCAGTCTGAGCAACGATTTCTTCTTTGATGACATATGATCGTACTATTTTACCATATTGATTTTCTACATTGTACTTTTCAGGCTTGTAATCTACTGAGAAGCCACCAGAACAGTGACCTACGTTGAAGTCTGGTGTCTCTATCTCCTCGTCCTCAGGTATCGTATTACCAGTAAATTCATTCAAATATAATTCACCAGCACCAAAAATAATTTCATCTTTTTCTGACATTTATTTACACCTCCATGTCATTATAAAAAGGGATGTACACTCCCACATTTGAATCTGATCATTAAACAGATCCCCACCACCGGCAAGTTCGCTGTGATAATAGATATCTCCAGCATGCTGATACGAGGCATCTTCCTCATGATCTAATTTTTCTAACAATTTCTGTTTTATAACCAAAAGTTCGTCATAGTTATCACCCAATATACGTATTTCCAATTGATTCTGTTTTACATGTCCACCCGATAGTGGTGTACATCGATAAGCAATAGCGGGATATGGTCCAAGCGAAAAAAGTGGGGTCGCTTTCAATTCGGTTATATCTTCTAATAAACATCTCATTGCATGTTCAAAAATCATTTCCTACTAACACCCTTTCAATTTTGCTGATGTTTTGTAGCTTGGCATCTTCCAAAAATGGCTGTGGTCTCTGGCCCTGTGTGATATGCCATCCTTTATACTTTCCAGTACGAACACAATACCTCCACGGTATCAATCTTCCATTACCATCCTTTGCATAAATGCCCGTTCCTTGATGCACATACGGAGCATAATCGAGATTACTGAATATTCTTCCTGTTATAGAAATTGCATCGACAGAAATATCACTAGATATTGATGCTCTAAGAATCCCCATATCGACAGGAACATTTTTCTTTGCAGCTATTTCTATTACCAAACATGCCTTTCTCGTCCTTTGTGCTTGTTCTTGTATTATTTGCAATGAAGCCTTCTCTAAAGATGCCACGAACACATCATTGTTTGGCATATAATGTCCTCTTCATAAGTAAAGTAGTAAAACGACCTGATGTATTAAAAGACGTTATTTCATAATTATCCATTCCAACGATTAAGCGATATTCTTTTCCAGGAACAAGATTCTTGTAAAATGTACATCCATTGTGAGTGCTTTGTTCGTATTTAACTGATTGTGAAGATTTAAAAGCATCATTATCATATATTGATACTTCTATTTCGCTTACATCAATCCATGTTTTTTTAGGAGCTCCACTTAATCCTTGTTCTTGGATATTTATCTGTAATATAGCTGGTACAAAATCAGTAAAAACACTCATGGTAACCGCCTGTACTTTCTTAACTTGGCTTTAACTGCTTTAGGAATATCATCAATATAGGTTTCACTGGTACCTGCCTTGCTACTTGACATGATTCCTTCAGCTCCTGTTAAATTGATGCGTATTATGCATAGGTCCTTTATTGGTGTAATCAGATTATCTGATAAATCATTAAAGGACCTTGCGTTAATGTAATTATACACATCATAAATAGCATCATCGATGACTTCTGCTAAATATTTTTCACTTATGCATCTTATATCAGGTCTACTTTTAATTTTCAGCAATACTCTTTTCATAATCTCTTGTTTTTCCACAATCTAACCTCTTTAAAAGAAAGGGATCAATTAAGATTCCAATTGTTCTTTTGCAGCTTCTGTTGCTTTGAATTTAACGATTGCAACTTTAGATTCATTCGTTAGAGCTATGCCATAATGTTCATTTGCTGAAGGTGTATTTGTTCCAGCTAATGCATCACGAGTGTTTTCAACCATGATATTACGCTTCATGAAGATTGTCAGTGCTGGTGCATCTTCTTCTGTTTCACTGTCATTTGTCAGTTTCACAATAGGGTTGAAATATACATCTCCCGTTTTCTTTACGCGGTTAGAAATAACAACTTCGCAACCACCAATCATACCGATAGCCCCCGTCATCATAAGATCCATGGGATATTTATTTTTATCCAGAAAATCCGGATTCTTACGGATCTGTGTCAGCTGCTTGGAATGGATAAACAGTACCTTAGAACTCTGTGCTTCCTCGTTAAACAAATCAACTGCATTGACTATACCATCGTAATCAATGATGTGTGCTGATTCATCTTGTACCAGTTTAGCTTTCTGTAAAGCATCGGCGCAATCTACGTCAATTTTAGATGCAATCGCCATTGCAAGTTGTTTTGCCGCTTCATCAATCGGATTTCCATAACCGGATAAAACAGCTTCATCTGTAATTGAAACAGATTTTCCGATTTTTTTAATTGTGAAGGTGCCAGTAGATGTTTGTAATTTTGCCGTTCCCATCTTTACACCTTCTGCAACCTCAGCAGCATCGCCGATGTAAGCATACTTAGGAATGGTAATCGTATTACCGGGAACCCCTACCAACGTGTCGTCCACTTTTGCAAGTGGTTTAAATAATAATTTTGTTTCTAGTTTCGCAGAAATCATATCTGCCATTACTTGTGGATTGATTAAATTATTAAGCATTGTAGTTTCATTAGCCATTTTGAATACCTCCTGTTAATTGGTCATACAATTCTTTGTTTTCATTGAACAATTTGTTTTTTTCTGTATAATTCATTTTTGAAAATTGTTCCACTGTGATGGTGGTTGGCTTACCTTCTGGATTTTCAGGTGATCTTCCGGTTTTTGCTGGTTTAAACATATCTTTGTACGTCTCTTTCAGTGTTTTCACCTGTTCTTCTAAACCTTCAATACCATCATCTTTCAATTTCAGTTTGCTTTTGTCGATTTTCACAGCCATAAGATCAGGATGCAAGGCATCAGCAAGTGCCTTTTCGATAGCGGCATCATATTTCATATCTGCCAGTTTTGCATCATATTCTTCTTTCGCCTTTTTATTGGCTTCTTGTGCATCTTCTAACTGTTTTTTGAGATCATCGACTGATCCTGCCTTTTTTAATTCTTCTAGTTGTTTGTCCCGTGTTTTAACATCTTCCTGCAACTGCTTAATTGTGTCTACGAATTCTTCTGCTTTCTTCTTGTAAGCGCCGATATCCTGACTGTTCTGATCGATGATTTTGTCAATTGTTTCTTTTTCTAGTCCTAGATCTTCTAAAAACTTTCTTTTCATAATTCCTCCGTTACCTTCGCTTTTTTCTCGTGGGTTGCATCCACTGGTATGCTTGCCTTTTCTCGTCTTGCGCAAGGACAAAATAAAAAGCATGATTTTTCATGCTTTAAGTCGGTGGGTCTTTCACGCACATACCTCCTTTTTGTTTTCATAATTAAAAAAGCACCCAATTTTGAGTGCTTAATCTTTTTCTAATTCATCGAATTGTTCTTGAGTGATCTTACCAGAAGCTAGCAGTTTTTTATGCACTTCACTACTCATATATTTAGCGATTTTTATATCATCATCTGTCAGTTCGACATGCCCTACTACTTCCGGTTTTAAAGGTTCATATAATTTCATTTTGTTATACTCTTCAATGTCACTGTTCTTCATATAACTACTCCTCCTCTAAATAAATATAAGTAGTGTCTTCGACTTTCTTTGTTTGTATTACTATAAACTTAGTTTCCCTCATAAACAGTATTTCATTTTCTTTAGGATTGAAACTACGTATATCCCTTCCATTTTTTGAAAGGATAATTATTTGTACTTCCGCCTCTTCATTATACACCTCGTTTATTGAAGAAGAAAGATATTGGTGGTAGTTAATTTCAGATCCTGGTTTATGCATATCTATAAATTTAATTCTGTCTTCCCTATACATAAATGCCAACGAACGATTCACTATTCCATTTATAGTAGGCATTTTAGAAAGTGCTGAGTCTAATTGTTTTATCCAATCCTTTTCTTCTTCGGTTAGGCTATAACCATTTCGCAAATTGTCATTAAGAGTATAAGCATCTGGCCCGACATATTTAACGACAGCCGCTTTTTCTGACTCTAATAACTCTTGCGATTTGTTTTCTTCAATTATCGGAAGCCATGTGCACCTACACCCTGGGTGGCATGGCAAAATAGGTGCTTTTTCAATATCGTATTCTTTCCCGTGGTTTGCTCCGCATATTTCACATGTTCTTTCATCTTCAGCTGCCCACCACTGTACTTTAGTGATGCCCGCATCTTTATATCCACGCAGCGCACTACGATTCATGTAGTTGATCGTTTCAGTACGTACAAGACGATGCGCATCATTAAAAGAACGATTCATAACATTAGAAAGCTGCACGGCTGCCTCAGTAACTGTTTTACCGGTTGCTATAAAATTGTTAATCACACCGTTAAGATTGCGTTCTAATGCTACCATATCATTCCATAATCTTTCACTAAAAAAAGAGCCATGCCATTTTGCCCTTAGCATCTGCTCCATTTGCTTTTTGTTTGGATATGAGAAATCATTTATATTGAGTGAATGCATTACATTTGAATATACCTTTTTACCTGCATCCAAGATTCTAGATGTTTGGCTTTTCTCAATTGATTCACCAAGTTTTTCTATCTCTTGAAAGATAACACCTTGTTGACCTAACAACTTATTGAAGCGATACTGTTGGCTTCTTGTAAGGCCTCCTTGTTCTTCTGCTGCTTCGGCCAGTGAATAAAGCTCTCGTTTGATACTAGAAGAGGTCTTTTCATACATCTTTAGCAAATCGCGATTTTGTTCCTCTACATTGTTATATGTTTTCCATGTTTCGTTTGCAATACGTTTCTCCCAATACTCGCTGTTACGATAATCACTCATCTGTTACACCACCAATGGGCACTTTATCTTTATATGGCTGATTTTCTTTCAGTGAATCAAGTTCTTTTTGCACATCATCAACCCATGTGCATTTACTAAGCCATGTATCGTCAGACAAACCTAAATTTTTTGCTTTCTGACAGTTGTCAAGGTTCTCTGATTCATTCACTTTCATATTAACGTTAAACTGGATGTTTATTTCCGGCGCTTTGGTCTCATCAAGAAAAACATTAACAAAATACATAAGTTTATTAAATCCAAATGTAAACTGTGTGCACATAGCGCTTGCTTTTAAGTCGAGCAGGCTATACATAAACGACAGAGCTACACCAGAGGGCGAATTGCCATATTTATCAAGATCTTTCATAATACCTTGGCCTGCCTCTGTGATATCACGTTTAAGTTGCTCACAGTGTGCAATTACTGCAGTCAGATCCATTGTAGGCGATAATGTGCTTGCGCCTTCTCCTTCATCAGGATCGGCATCAAGTTTTAATACTCTGCTTCGAATCTTTTCTCTTATTTCATCCTCACTCAAGTTTCCATATCCTTTGATAATGTAAATAAGGTTTCGCACATCATCAATATAGTTTGCTGCCTCACTGCGTGATTTATCATATCCATCGATTAGTGATTTAACAAATTTGATATCAGGCATTTCAATGAAATTGTTTTTGAATGGAATGAAAGGTACTGACCCCCATGAACACCACCCATCTTTACCAAGAAAATGGCTAACTGCGTTACCAGCTTCATCGAAGTTGTTACTATAATCAACAAATATTTCTTTATCTTCTCTGATATAACAAGTAACACCTTCGCTTGTCCAATATTCAATGTGAGTTCTGACTCTATCTTTGCCATTTTTAGTATAAACTTCATCATAGAAGTAAATGCCGGCTTTAAGTTCTTCGTGATCATTGTCTGTCCATACAGGAATAAAGCGCTCAAAAGGTACTGTCATAACTTTAAAAGCGCCTTTCTCATCAATGTATGGGTGCAGCCATCCACATCCTTTATTAGACGCTTCGTAGCCAAGTTTAAGCATCTTGTAAGGAAAGTTATTGCCGAGCAATTTTTGAACTTTTTTCAAATACGTTTCATCTACACATGATAGTGTATATTCTTTTGATAGAGTATAAGAAACTTTTTCATCGACCATATTTTTATATTGAGCGTGAGCATATCGATTGTTAGCCTGGCTGATATCCTCAACTTTGTTTCCTGTTTTCGGATCATATTTATATTTCTTGTTTTCCAAGATTTCGTTATCAACCTTATAATATCTTTCTCCGGTTAAAGCAAGTTTTCTTTGCTCACTACTGATAAACAGATCTATCTTACTTAAAAGCATTGTCTGTATATCATCAGGTTCTCTGATCGCACTCATAGCTGCTTTTACACCTCTTTTCATTCTTTTATAAAACTTCATTTATATTTCACCTCTTTACGGATGATGGTATAAGCAAAATAACGCACTGCATCCATTGCGTGGTCATGCTCCTTAACTGGCTTATCTTCGCCTCGCTCTGCTGCTTTCTCATCCCATATATAACTAGCAAATTCTTTTATGGTGTTTTCACAGCAATCCATAAAAGTTATCTTGCCTTGTTTTAATAGCGATCCAACAAAGCGAATACCATTCTCAACATCATTCTTTGCTTTCTTCACGTAATAACCACGCTTTTTCAGTTCTGCTTTGAATGATGCGGCAGATGGATCTAGGATAATACCTTCTATTTCAATACCGCCAATAAATTCATCAAGATCATCAGCATATTCACTGTCTGTTTTCTGCCGGCTTTCCTCTCGTCCTGAATAGTAATACTCTTTTATGCATACCCAATCTCCCATGGCTTTTTTCTGCCACAAAAGAAAAACGGTCGCATTCTGCGTACCGTAATCACAACTTACGTAATATTTTGATAATATTGCATCTGTGATCTTATCTATAACGTGTTTTGTTTTATCGAACATATCATAGATAATACCTTCTGCAACCGTCCATTTACCAAGAATGTAGCGACTATAGAACACTCCACTATACATTGACCTGTAACGCTCTTTGATACGCTCTGACAGGCTTAGATTGTCGTCCATGGTAAAATGCAGATAGATAAGTTGTTTATCTTTGCGCTTATCTATCCAATTTGTCTTAAACCAGTGATATGGTCCAGCAGGGTTACAGTTAAACCAAAACTTAGATCCGTCAACACTACATCGTCCTGTTGCCTGGTTGACAAAAGATTCCGGCATCAGTGCCACCTCATCAAAGAAGCATCCTGCAAGTGTGATACCTTGGATCAGGTCTTGTGAGGATTCGTCCTTACCCCCGAAAATATAGAAATTGTTTTCTACTCCATTTTTGCTGACTACAACAAGGTTGTCTGCTCTATGGTCTTTTACCTTATAACCTCTACTACGCAACATCAATTTAAGTAATGTCAATACATTACGTCTGAAAGATCCTATTGTTTTACCACACATCCCAAAGTTTTGATTGCTGAATGTTTCCATTGCCCATATAACGTAAGACAACGACATAACAAGAGTCTTTCCTGATCTGATAGCGCCATCTGCAATTACACCGTCTTTATCTTTTGTTCGTGGATCAATCCACCATTTCAATACCTTTAGTTGCTTAGTGGAAAACGGCTTAAAATTAAAAACTGACTTAGATTTCTTCGTCATTCCATCCGCCTACTTCTGCGTTTTTGATTGCATCCAGGAATCCATCATCTTCGATTTCTTCATCCTCTTGTGTTTCCGCTTCCAACTTCTTAGTCTGCGCCCTTAATTTATCAAGCTGTGCTTTTTGCATATCTGTAGCATCACTGTAATGCTTGTCTAACCACTTAAGTGCAAATTCTTTGCTGATGAGTTTCACGGATACACCTTCTTTTCCTTGTTTTACTTCTTGGATAAGTGTTCCGTCTACTTCGCATGATTCTCTTAGTCTAACGAAGTTCTTTTTTTCTTTTAACAGTTCTTTATCTCCATTAGAGTTTTCTATTTTTATCGGTCCATACATTGACATGACAAGCGTTTCTTCTTGCCCAAATTCAAGATAATCCGTTACATCAGAATATGCTATATCCATCATTTTTTGGAAGTAGTCCTCAATTGTATACATCGATTGTTTTATCTTAGCATCTTTGATTGATTGAATATGAGTTTGTATCTTAGGATTACTTAGTAGCTTACATCCATTGACCATCGCTGTTGTATAGTCACATCCATAAGCCTTTTGATACGCTTTTGTTGCA